TTATATTTGCGGGACAGGTTGTTAATAATGGCGGTTGTAATACCTCTGTACAGTTCTCCGGTATTGGTAGCGTATAACACTAACTCCCGGCTTTCCTCTGTGGGCTTGTAAATCATGCTCTTTGTGTGTTTCATTTTATGTACCTCCTGTATTTGTGCATTTTGTCATGTGGGCGGTTGCCCTCTTTGGTGTAGCATTGCAACCCTATATTATTTTTAGGTTGCTTGCTTTTCTCTTTTCATGCTTACATTATATCATGCTTACATGATAATGTCAAGCACTTTTTCATGCTTACATGATATTTTTTTCTTGTGTGGTGGGCTGTCCTGTCTCGTTCTGTTCTCCGGGACAGAGACCCCCGGAGGGGGAAACAAGCCCCCGCCACGCCGGGGCGGGTGAGGGGCGAAAATTCCGCAAAAATAAAAAAAGGTGTTGACATATACATGAAAGTATGCTATCATGCAAACATAATCAAAGGAGGTATCACAATGCAGGCTAATGAAGTAGTAAAAACAATCATGTCCCAAAAGGAAATCACGCAGGGCGAGATTACAAAAAGGATGGGTATGAAAAGTCAGTCTGGTGTAAGTCAGGCACTCAACCGTGATATGAAAATCTCTATGCTTATCCGTTTCCTGAACAGTATGGATTGTACATTGACCGTGACAGACAGGGAAACCGGGAACACATTTGACATTACAGAGTGAAAATATAGGCATACGCCTATTAAATATTGGCATACGCCTATCAGGTTCTATTATTTCTCTTAGTAGGACGTATACTAAGAAAATTATAGAGAGTTGATAGGCATACGTCTATTAAAATAGGCATACGCCAATATTGGTCTGATTAAGGAGGGCTGATATGGGATGACCGTAAAGGATTGTGTAAAAACCATGCTTTCAGACAGGGGGCTGACCCAAAAGCAGCTTGCGGAGAAGTTGGGTTATTCCGGTCAAGGGAGTATCGGCAAAACGCTCCTGAGAAAAGACGGCATGGGTATGACGGTGGAAACACTCATAAAGTGGGCTGACGCTATGGATTATCAAGTGATTCTATCATCTGAGGAAAAGGAATTGATTCTGGATGGAGATTACGAATAAGGGAGGTGTGGTAATGGCGTATATACTGGCGTACATAATCATGGTATTGATAGACTGGATAAAAAAGATTATCCGCTTTTATCTGAAAGTGATGTGGATATTCTGTAAAATTATGATATGGATGATGGTTGTACCGCTTGTGGATATTGTCACACTTTCCTTTGCGTTGATTGCCGTGATAATCTGCAAGCTGAGAAAGAAGTCGCTGCCACATTTGAAACATACAAAATATTGGGTGGTATATCCATCATGGGCGTAAAAAGTTACGCTTTGTCCAATGGGACTGTCATTCAGACAGTCCCTATTTTATTGCAGGAGGTAGGTTATGGATTACGAAAAAATCAAACAGCAGATAGAAAAAGCGATTGAGCGAAAACCGTTTGATATGTCTGCCTATGAAGATATGTTTTCCCTATACAGGGATTATGAGGAAACGGATTTTAACACGGCGCATGAGTGGAACCACACTTTCCGTCCATATATTACAAAGGCTATCCGGCTGACGGCAGAGAAAAGTAAATGGGAGGAAGCGGAACTGTTCAATGATTTGCTTTTCCGGTCATTGCTTTTTGGTGCGCCACATTTCTTTGATGATTTTTTGCAGGCGGTAGAGTTTGGGAAACCTGTAGACAAGAAATTCTATCAACCCCGGAGAGGATATCTGAAACGGTATGTGGACGCATATCAGGAAGTGCTTGACGGGAAACTGGATTTTCTGTCTATCTCCATGCCGAAACGCTGCGGTAAGTCACAACTCGGTATCAATTTTACAAATATGCTGTCTGGTAAGTTCCCGGACAGGTCTACCCTCATGGAAGGTACAGGGGATGACCTTGTGAAGTCTTTCTATCAAGGTTGTCTGGAATATCTGGTAACGCCTAGTGATTATCACTTTTATGATATATTTCCGGGTAGCAAACTGGTACAAACCAATGCCGATACCAAAATTATCAACCTTGTACACAAGTCCCGTTTCCCTACGGTCATGTGCCGTTCCATTGACGCACGGCAGGTGGGGCTTTCGGAAGCGACAAACCTTCTGTATCTGGATGACTGTGTGGAAGGACGTGAGGAAGCAAAGAACAGGCAGAGACTTGATGACAAGTGGGAGGTCATTTCAGGAGACGTTATCGGACGTGCCATAGAAGGTACGCCTATTGTTATCTGCGGTACACGATATTCCCTCTATGACCCTATCGGGCATTTACAGGAAGAAATGCAAAAGCAGGGAAAACGGGTAAGGATTATAGAAACGCCTGCGCTTGACCCGGTAACAGATGAAAGCAACTTTGAGTATGTCCGTGAAGGTAGGAAGATTTTCACGACACAATATTTCCGTGACCAGAGGGAAATGCTGTCTGCGGAACAGTTTGAATCTGAGTTTCAGCAGCAACCATTTGAAGCGAAAGGTATTCTGTTCCCGGAAAAGAGCCTGAACCGATATTTTGAACTTCCGGTAGACAGAGACCCGGACAGTATTATTGCGGTCTGCGATACTGCCGATAGCGGGGATGATTTTTGTTCGCTGCCGATTGCTGCCGTGTACGGGGATGAAGTTTACATTGTAGATGTGGTATTTGATGATTCCCCGCCTGAAATTACGAAACCGGAATGCGCAAAGGCACTGATAGAAAATCAGGTTGTGGCGGCTACCTTTGAATCAAACAATGCAGGTACATACTTTGCCCGTGATGTGCAGCAGATTATGACGGAACGGGAATATGTCTGTAGCGTGAGGACAAAACGGACTATCAGCAATAAGCAGACAAGGATTGAGTTTGCTTCTGATACTATCTTGAAAAACTTTTACTTCAAAGACCAGTCCCTTTATGCACGGAATAGTCAGTACGCCGCATTCTTGAAACAGGTAACAACTTATACCCGCTCTGGCAAGGTTTCGCATGATGACGCTCCTGATTCCCTTGCACTACTGGAAAATGAACTGCGGGGGCTTGTCGGTGCAAAGGTGGAAATCTTTAAGAGAAAATATTGATTCTCCAAACCTTATAGTGATTTTATTTCTTGACATAAGCATTGAAGAATCATATAATAAGTGTAAGGAAATCTATGCGGAAATGGAGGTGGTTTGCGTGGATTTACACCTGCACGGCAGACGGATGATTAAAACGGATGCTACGGAAGTGACGAAGGATAATGTGATTATGATTCTGCGCAAGGCACTTCCCTACCATTGGAAAAACCGGAGTGAAATTCAATATCTCTGGCATTATTACAAAGGCAGACAACCGATTGAAAACAGACAAAAGCAAGTACGTCCTGAAATCACAAATAAGATTGTGGAAAACCGGGCGAACGAGATTGTGTCTTTCAAGTCTGGTTATTTGATGGGAGAACCGCTGCAATATGTCTCCCGTGGGAACGCCGAAAATATTGCGGAAGCAATCAATCAGCTTAACGAATATGTTTTTGCAGAGGAAAAGCCTGCAAAGGATAAAGAACTTGCTGACTGGTTCCATATCTGCGGAACGTCTTTTCGGATGGTTCTGCCGGATGAATTTGCCGGGGAAAAGGACGAAGATGAAGCCCCATTTGAAATCTATACGCTTGACCCCCGGAACACTTTTGTAGTGTACAACAACGGTCTAGGAAACAAACCTATTCTGGGTGTGAGGTATGTAGTAGACGAAAAAGGGGTAGTACATTACAGTTGCTATTCCGACCACGAATATTTTGAGATTGTGGATTCCGTGATTGTTACTTATGATACCCACATTTTGGGCGGGATTCCGATTATCGAATATCCCCTGAACCTTGCCCGTATTGGTGCATTTGAGTTGGTAATTCCCCTTCTGGATGCAATCAACTTGACAGACAGTAACCGTCTGGATGGCGTGGAGCAATTTGTTCAGGCACTTATGCTCTTTCACAACGTGGATATTTCCTCTGACGATTATGAAAAGCTGCGGGAACAGGGTGCAATCAAATTCCGGGATATTGACCCGAGCATGAAAGCGGAGATTGATTATCTGATTAACAATCTGAACCAGAGTGAGACGCAGACACTTGTAGACCATATGTACCAGACAGTCCTTACCATCTGCGGTATGCCGAACCGGAACGGCGGCACTTCCACAAGTGATACGGGTTCTGCGGTTATCATGCGTGATGGTTGGAGTGCTGCGGAAGCAAGGGCAAAAGATAGCGAACTGATGTTCAAGAAATCTGAGAGAGTTTTCCTGAAACTGGTTCTGAATATCTGCCATACGCTTACCTCTATGGATTTGAAAGTGTGCAATGTAGAAATCCGTTTCACACGAAGAAATTACGAAAACATTCTGCAAAAAGCGCAGGTGCTTGACCTGATGTTGAAAAATAATAAAATCCATCCCCGTCTGGCGTTTGAGCATTGCGGACTGTTTGTTGATTCTGACTTGGCGTATACATTGAGTGCTGAATATGCTGAGGAACAGGAACGTAAAGCGCAAGAGTTATTTGAACAGCAGCAGGAAGCAAAGGAGAGTGAGACCGATGACACCAGTGATAACAAAACAGATGGTGGAGCAGATGGAAACTCTGCTGAAACACGGAAGCAGAGTGGAAATTCTGATTGAGCAGGGTAAAGTAACCATCGTTGAAATCAAACGCAAAATGAGAATGAAAGAATAATCTGTCAGGACAAAGGTTCTGATAAGTCCAATGGGACTGTGAGTAACAAACTCATAGTCCCTTTTATTTTTGCTTATGAGTGATTATACGTTTTCCAATTACATTTTAGCGTTTGATGAAATCAATGCTCTTACTTCCACCAGTTTTCATTCCGTATCTGATACGGAAACCAATATGACTTCCAGAGTGAAGCGGATTGCGGATGATGTGCTATCCATGCTGATTAAGGCGTACCGGGACGGTATAGAAGCAACAGAGGAAATGCTTGCCTTTGACCTCTCCGTTGATACGGATTTAATGTATGCGGCAATCTTTGAACGGATTGACGGGAAAACATTTGAGGACAGGGTTGCCGCTCATGTGCAAGCCGGGGATTTATCCGGGTTGCAGACTTTGACCGAATCTGAGTATCACAGGATATTCAATGCTGCGGAAGAAGATGGGGCGCATGAGTTCCAGAGGGAAAGAGGTCTGGGCGTTTCTAAGAAATGGGTTACTGTCAAGGATGCCAAAGTGCGTGAGACACATGAATATCTGGAAGGTACAAGCGTGGGACTGGATGAAGAATTTTATACCTTTGATGGAGACCACGCAACGAGACCCGGCAAGTTTACAAAAGCAGAAAATAATGTACATTGCCGATGTGTCTTGAAATTTGAAATTGATACGTCACAGGATTAAAGCCTGTATGTATAGACAGGGAAGTCTTAAATCGCAAACTCAGAAAAGAGGATAAAACGGAAATCATGGGGAGGGAACCCCTACAAACGCAAGGAGGATTATTATGAGTTATTTAAGTGACTTGCTTGGGAATGCCTACAAGGAAGGTATGACTGAGGACGAAATCTCGACTGCATTACAGGCGGTTGGACAGGGAAATGATGCAGAGGTAAACAGACTGAAAGCTGCACTCTCTAAGGCTAATTCTGAAGCTGCGGATTATAAGAAACAGTTGCGGGGCAGACAGAGTGAGGATGAAGCTGCCGCTGCGGAACAGAAAGCGAACATGGACAAGCTGACGCAGGAAAACGCTGAGTTAAAGCGGTCTATTTCCCTTTCTGAGAAAAAGGCAAAACTTCTGGGTATGGGCTACGATGACAAACTTGCTGCTGAGACGGCTACCGCTATGGTGGACGGCGATATGGATAAGGTCATGGCGAACCAGACAAAGTATCTGGAAGCCCGTGAAAAAGAAATTCTGAAAAAGAAAATGCAGAGTACCCCACGTCCCGCTGCGGGTTCCGAAGGAACAGACGGTGCGGATTATCAGAAGAAGATTGCCGAAGCACAGGCGGCGGGCAATTATGCCGAAGCTGCTTATTATACACGACTGGCGGGACAGGATACCGCTGAACAAAATGAGTAAAGAAAGGATGGTAAATCATGGCTGACGTTATTGCAACCAGTTTCGGAGTATTGAATTATTCCGGTATGCTTTTTAACAAGGGTAATGTTCGTACCCCGCTGAGTTCCATCATTGGTTCCAAAGCGAAAACGACTAATCATGTAGAGTTTGTGACCGGGCAGGAGTATTCCGCAGGCGGCGCAGGTTCTCAGCCTGCAATCAGTGAAAGTGCTTCTCTGACTGCCCCGGATGCTACGGTTGTTACCCGTGAACAGAAAACGAATGTTACTCAGATTTTTCATGAGAGCGTAGGCGTTTCTTACGGAAAGGAAAGTAACATGGGTACGCTGAGTGGTATCAACATTGAGAATCAGCAGGCTAACCCGATTAACGAACTTGATTTTCAGGTTGCGGCAAAAATCCAAAAGGTCAATCGTGACATTGAGTATACCTTTATCAATGGTACATATAACAAGGCAACCAAAGATACGGAGATTAACAAGACCCGTGGTCTGGTGGAAGCGATTACCTCTAACACTATGGCTATGAGCAAGAAACCGCTTGGACTGTGGGATATTGCTGATATGGTCAAGTTGGTGTACGAATCCAATGCCCCAACTGACAGTCTGTGTCTGTGGTGTGATGCCGTTACTCTGTTTCAGGTCAATGCGGACGCTGTACAGAATGGTCTGACGGTAGTTCCCGCTGCCCGTGAGGTAAACGGTATTGCGCTGTCCAGTGTGATTACACCTATCGGTGTGGTTTATCTGTACCTTGGCGAGTGTCTGCCCGCAGGTACGGCTATGCTGCTTGATTTGGATGTGATTGCTCCGGTATATCAGCCTGTTCCGGGTAAGGGTAACTTCTTCCTTGAACCGCTTGCGAAGGTTGGTGCGGGCGAGAAGTATCAGCTTTTTGGGCAGATTGGTCTCGACCACGGTCCCGAATGGTATCACGGCAAGTTCACTGGTATTTCTACCACCTTTGAGAAGCCGACCTATAGCCGCTCTGTATATGTTGCGAACGCTGCGGACTTCAAGTCTACTACCTAAGTAAGAGGAAAGGAGGGTGGACAGTATGACTACTAACGATAAGCTGAAAATGCTTGAACGCATGACAGATGAACCGGATAAAGACGTACTGTCCACTTATCTGTCTCTTGCGGAAGGTATCGTGCTGAATCGGTTATACCCCTATGGGGGAGGTCATGTACTGCCGAAGCGTTATGACACAGTTCATGTTGAGATTGCGGCATATATGCTCAATAAGCGTGGAGCGGAGGGAGAAGTCAGTCACAGTGAGAATGGCGTAAGTCGTACTTATGAAGATGGCGATATTCCCCCTACTCTGCTGCGGCGCATTATCCCGCTTGCGGAGGTGCTGCAATGAGATTGATGAACCGGAATAAGCAGGCGGTTTACTACTGCTTATACAAAGGGAAGGAAGCACTTCTTGATGAAGATGGAAATGAGACAAGCGAATATCGGGTGCTGTATGAAAGACCTGTAAAAATCATGTGCAGCGTTTCACACGCTACGGGTTATGCACAGGTAAATATGTTTGGCAAACTGGATTCCTACGATAAGGTTCTTATCACGGATGATACGGACTGCCCTATTGATGAAAATACGGTTCTGTTTGTTGACAGCAAACCGGGATTCCGGCAAGGCAAGCCAACATTTGATTATACGGTACAACGGGTAGCAAAATCCCTCAATTCCATATCCTATGCGATTGCAAAGGTAAAAGTGTCGTGAAGAATAAGGTTATCAAAGTCCCTTTGACTGAACAGGGGATAAACAATGCGATTAAAGAACTGAACAAATATAAAAAATGGCTAAAAGACCGGACAGAGAAATTTGTAAAAGCCCTTGGGGATGAAGGAATGCAGATTGCAAAAGCAAAATTTCAAACCGCTCAATATGACGGCACGAATGATGTTTCTGTATCTGTAGAACAAAGAGGGGATAACAAAGTTGCCGTAGTTGCCATAGGCGGTGCGGTTCTGTTCATTGAGTTTGGTACAGGCATAAGATACCCCGACAACCATCCCGAAGCTGCCGAAAATGGATTTGTACATGGAGAGTACGGATATAAGTTAGGCAGGCTTGAAAAAGGATGGCGTTATGAAGGTAGCCCAGGCACAAACGGCGAAGTGATTACGTCCGGTAAACACGCCGGGATGGTGCATACTTACGGTAATCCTGCAAACATGAGTATGTACCAGACAGTAAAGGAATTGCAGGAAAAATTTGAGGAAATAGCAAGGAGGATATACGTCTATGATTGATTGCGAAAATGAAGTATATACCCGGCTTGCGAAAATGCTGCGCGAGAAATTTCCGGGTATCAATATAACCGGGGAGTATGTCAATTCTCCTACCTCATTTCCTCATGTAAGTATTACTCAGAGTGATAATACAGTGATTGCAGACAGGCAGACTTCCAGTCTCAAAGAAGAAATGGCGCAGGTCATGTTTGAAATCAATGTGTATTCCAACAAGAGTGAGGGTAAGAAAACAGAATGTAAGTCGATTGCAAAAGCGATTGACGAACAACTGTTTTCCATGAATTTCAGGCGGCTTGCGTTCACGCCTGTTCCGAATTTAGAGGACGCAACCATATATCGGATTATAGCCCGTTATACGGTAGCTACTGACGGAAAATATTTTTACAGGAGGTAATAAGAATGTATACCAGTACATACAAAACTTTTTTGATGCACAAGAATAGTTCTTCTTATGAAAAACTGATTGACATTACTGAGTTCCCTGATATTGGTCAAGACCCGGAAATGCTTGATACCACTACCCTTTCTGACAAGATGAAAACTGCTATTCTGGGTATTCAGGGTAATGACGGTATGGAGTTCAATGCCAACTATGACCATACAAATTACAAGGCTCTGAAAGCACTGGAAGGTAAGGATGAAGGTTATGCCGTGTGGTTTGGTGGGGATGAAGGTACTGACGGTACTGTTACCCCTACCGGAGACGAAGGTAAGTTTTCTTTCAACGGACAGCTTTCTGTCCATCCTACGGGTGGTGCTGTCAATGAGGTGCGTGGTATGAAGATTACGATTGCGCCGACTTCCGTTATTACGGAGGAATAAGAACAAGTTACATTTGATTTGAAGAATTAAAGGAGAGTTTAACGATGGCTAAACAGATTATTTTTACCTATGAGGGTACGGATTACACTCTGGAATTTACCCGGAGAACTATCAAGCAGATGGAAGATGAAGGTTTTAGACCGCAGGAAATTGATGAACGTCCTATGAGTTTGCTGCCTGCTCTTTTCGCAGGTGCTTTTAAGGCACACCACAGGTTTGTAAAGCAGGACGTTATTGATAAGATTTATGCGGCAATGCCTGATAAGGAGACCCTTATCAACAAACTTGCTGAAATGTACAATGAACCGATTATGTCTCTGATGGATGAACCGGATGAAACAACGGGAAACGTGGAGTGGGTAGCGTCTTGGTAAAGGAAGACGCTGCCGACAGTGAAGGGGACGGGCGAAATGACCGTCCGTCCTCTCCTTTACGTTACGGGGAAAAGTTTGAGGAATTATGCGGATATTACCTCTCGATAGGAATGAGTTATCAGGATTATTGGGATGGGGATAATTGCATGGCAAAATATTACCGTGACAAATACGAACGGGAAGCAGAGAGGAAAAACTATTTCTTATGGTTACAGGGTGGATATGTCTATGAAGCGATTCTGGACGCTTCTCCCGTTCTCAATCCCTTTAGTAAGAGAGATAAACCGTTACCTTATCGAAGTGAACCAATGCCGATTACGGTTGCTCAGAGTAAGTTTGCAAAAGAACGTGAAAACAACCGGAAGTTGCAGAGTGGCAAGGAAGCTATGCGGGCAATTATGATTGACTTCAATAAGCGGTTTGAACAGAAGCAGAAAGAGGAAGGGGGAATAGACGATGGCAGTTGAAATTGAAGGTCTCGAATTTCAAGTTGAAGCGAAATCTGAACAAGGCACAAAGGGTATTGATGCTCTTGCAAAGAGTTTTGAAAACTTGAAAAAGGCTATCAAAGGCGGCGCAGGTCTAAATTCCTCCGTCAAAAATCTTACCAAACTTGATTCTGCTTTGAAAGATACAGATACCGACAAACTGGAACGTCTGGGAAAGGCTCTGCAAGGGTTCAAAGGGGAAACGAAAATCTCTCCTACCATTTCCAAACGGATAAATGATATTGCCGAATCCTGTCATAATCTGGGATGGAGTGATATTGAGAAGTTGGAGGACTTGGGGAAAGCCCTCGAAAAGCTGAACGGTCTGGGAAATGTTAAAATCCCAAAAATTACCACTACAAATGCAACGCCTACTGCACCTACCCCGACAGCACAAAACACAACTGCTGCTCCTGCGTCTGTAGTAGGGGTAGATACTTCTGCGGCAAGTGCAGCAACCAGTCAGATAGAAAATCTTGACAGCACCATGCAGCAGGCAAGCAATACCGCAAGCCGATTTAAGGAAATTCTGAGTAGTGCAGGTGGTGTTTTTGGTAAAGGCTTTAGTGTCGGTATCAAGATTTTAGGTGGCTTGAAGACAGCTTTCACTACTACGGCAGGTGCAGCGAAGAAATTATTCAACGCTACGAAAACCATTGCTTCAAACCTTGGTTCTAAACTTGCGTCTGGTGTGAAGAATGTAACCTCTAATCTGCGGAAGTTTACACCATCTATTAGCGGCGCAGTAAGCGGATTGGGGAAATTAAAAAATGCGGTTAAGAGTGTAGTTATGTACTACATCCTTAACAGATTGCTCAGTTCCTTTATCAATTTGATGAAGGAAGGGGTTAATAATCTCTATCAGTACAGTGCAGTTGCGGATGGTAGGTTTAAGGCAAGCATGGATAGCCTTGCTACCAGTTTCCAATATTTGAAAAATAGCATGGGAGCAATGGTCTCCCCTATCATCAATGCGATTGCCCCGGCAGTTGAGTTCTTGATTAACAAGTTTGTTGCCCTTATCAATGTAGTAAATCAGTTCTTTGCAAGGCTGACAGGCGCAAGTACCTATACTGCGGCAAAAAGGGTAGCAACTACATTTTCCAGTACGGGGGACGCTGCGAGTGGTGCGGCTGATTCCGTAAAGGATGCCGCTGAGAAAATTAAACGGTACACTCTGGGATTTGATGAACTGAATATCTTGGGAGATAGCGATGACAGTTCCGGAAGTGGAAGTTCCGGTGGCGGGGGTTCCGGTGGCGGGGGTTCCCCTGATTACGGAACGATGTTTGAGGAACTTCCCATTGACAGTTCCATTGCGAACTTTACCGACCAACTGAAATCCCTGATTAACGCCGGGGACTGGAAGGGGCTTGGTACTCTCCTTGGAGAGAAGTTCAATTCCATTGTGGATAGTATTGATTGGAGTGGATGGGGTAGCAAAATCGGTTACGGTATTAACGGTGCTGTACAGACAGCATACTATTTCCTGAAAACCGCCGATTTTGTAAACCTTGGAAACCATGTGGCTGAGTTCCTCAATGCAGGTCTGGCAGAGATTGATTTTAACTTTGTAGGACGGTTGTTTGTCAGAAGTATTACCGCAGGGCTTGACTTCCTGAGAGGTGCGCTTGGCGGTCTGGATTGGGCGCTTGTTGGTAAGAGTGTAGGCGATTGCCTAAGAGGTGCTTTTGACGAAGCGTCTGAATGGCTTGCGAGTATTGATTGGGGTGCGGTAGCAGATTCCGTATATAACAACCTGAAAGCCTTTCTTCTGGGTGTGGATTTTTCCACTCTGGCGCAAAGTTTCTTCAAGCTGCTTGGTACGGCTCTGGGTGCAGGAGTAAGTTTTATAGCAACATTCATTTCAGATGTTGTCACGGATATTAAAAACTACTTCTTACAGTACATTCAGGACGAAAACGGAGACGGCAAGTTTGGCGGCATAGAGATTATCAAAGGGCTGCTGCAAGGTATCTGGGAAGGTATCAAGGGCATAGGCTCTTGGATTAAAGAAAATGTGTTTGACCCCTTTATCAACGGGTTCAAGAATGTTTTTGGTATTCACTCTCCTTCTACCGTTATGGCTGAACAGGGTGGGTATCTGGTTGACGGTCTGCTGCAAGGCTTGAAAGATGGCTTTGGTGCGGTACTTGAATGGATTGGAAAACTTGTTGGGGAGATTGCAACCAAAATCTCTGAGAAATGGGATGACATAAAACAAACCGCTTCTGAAAAATGGTCTGCTATCAAAGAAACCCTGTCTAACGCTTGGGAAAATATCAAGACTACTGCCGGGGCTACATGGGAGAATATCAAAACTACCATTGGTACGAAGTGGGATAGCCTGAAAACGAAAGCGGGTACAGTCTGGGGCGGCATTAAGTCCACTGTTTCTACAGCGTGGGAAAACGTGAAAACCAATACTTCTACTGCTTGGAATAACATTACAAGTTCTCTTGGGACGGCTTGGAGTAACCTGAAAACAAACGCAGGTACGACATGGGGCAATATCAAGAGCACTATTTCCGGCAAGTGGACTGAGATTAAAACGAATACCACAACTACATGGAACAATGTGAAATCCAGTCTAAGTACGACATGGGGAAATATTAAGACTACGGCAAGTACGACATGGAGTAACCTGAAAAGTACAATCTCTACCGGATGGAACAATGTAAAATCCAATACCTCTACGGCATGGAGTAACGTAAAGTCCAGTCTGGGTACGGTGTGGAACGGTCTGAAATCTACAGCGTCTACGGTATGGAGCAATATCAAAACTACCATTGGTACGAAGTGGACGCAGATTAAGACCAATACCTCTACGGTATGGAGCGGTCTGAACACAAGCCTGAAAAGTAGTTGGAACACATTGAAATCCAATGCAACCAATAGTTTTGACAGTATCAAGACCAAAATTAAGGACAAGATTAACGATGCGAAGGATGCCGTGAAGAACGGTATTGACCGGATGAAGTCTTTCTTTAATTTCAGTTGGAGTTTACCCCGTATCAAGCTGCCGCATTTCAGTATCAGCGGTTCTTTTAGTTTGAACCCTCCTTCTGTTCCGCATTTCAGTATCAGTTGGTACAAGAAGGGCGGTATTCTGGATGGTGCGCAGTTGTTTGGCATGATGGGTAACACCATGCTTGGCGGCGGCGAAGCGGGACGTGAAGCGGTGCTTCCGCTCGAAAACCATACAGAGTGGATGGATGACCTTGCGAATAAGGTAAGGGCAGGACTTCCCGGAGAGAGTGGCACGGATTCTATCGTTGATGGAGTGCGTCAGGGTATGTATGAAGCTACTGCCCGTCAAAATGATTTGCTGCGAGAGCAGAATGATTTGCTCAGACAGCTTTTGAATAAAGATACCACGGTGGAGGTAACAACCAATTCCTTCACAAAGGCATTGAACCGGAAGAATCAGAGGGACGGGAAAACCATCGTCCCGGTAGGAACGTAAAGGAGGGGTATTATGACTGACTACAATCCGATTAGGTCTGTGGATGGCAAGGCGGTCAAATGCCCCTCTGGCTATCAATGGAATTTATGCGATATTTCAGACAGTGATGCAGGGCGTACCGAAGATACGAAGATGGACAAAAAGAGGATTGGACAATGCGTGAAACTTGAATTTGAATGGAAGAATGTTTCTATTGCTGACGCTGCCGATATTCTGCAAAAGTTCAATCCTGAATATGTAACTCTCTGTTATCTGGACGCTATGAGCGGTACATACAAAACGAGTGAGTTCTATATCGGGGACAGAGGTGCGCCACTGTATAACTGTAGGAAAGGTATTTGGACTAACATTGCCTTCAATGCAATAGAAAGGTCTGGTGTGTGATGTATGCGGTAAGTCAGGAGGTTATCAACCTTTTCAATAAAAATTACAGACAGGTTGTGCGGATTAATGTATACGGTGCAGACGAGACGTTTACGATTGCGGAAGATAGAATTTCTCAGGGGAGTTTGAGCATTGACCGATACAGTGTTTCCAATTCCAAAATTGAGGTAGGTTCTGCGGTTGCTGCGGAACTGAACTTCAAGCTGAAAAATGATGATGGAGAATATGACAGTACCGTGTTTGAGGGTGCTGAAATGTTCGTGGAAATCGGTATTAAAAAGTGGGACGCTCATAGATGGGAAAAAGCCGTAGTGCATTGGGTTCCCTGCGGATATTTTACCATTGACGAACCGCCCCGTGCTTTGAAAACAATTTCAATTTCCGCATTGGACAGGATGATTTTCTTTGATAAGGATGTAGATACTACTCAGCTTACCTTCCCTATGACGGTGGAGGATTTGATTAACCGTATCTGCACTATTTGTAAAGTGACCTGCGTTACTGACCTGTCCAAACTGATAAATAAAGATTACAGCATTAGTACCTTCCCGGAGAATCAGGAACTTACCTACCGGGGGCTTCTGCAATGGTGCGCCGCCATTACCGGGACTTGTGCCTTTATTAATAGTGACGGCAATCTTGAATTGAAGTGGTATGAACAGACAAATGTAAGTATTACGCCGTCCGAACGGTACGAAAGTGATATGTATGAAAATGACATAGTGCTAACCGGGATTTATTTCAAGGACAGTGCAAACACGGAGTATCTTTCCGGGACGGATGATTATGCTCTGGATTTATCCGGTAATGGTCTCATTCAGGATAATGCGCAGGTGTTACTTGATACGCTGTATGTGGTATTGAAGGATTTTACATACCGTCCGTATGAAGCAACTATTAAATCGTCTCCTTACCTCTATCCGATGGACAGGATTCTGTATACGGACAGTAAGGGTGTTGTGCATGACACAATTATTACCAATGTGACTTTCACAATGAACATGAGTACCAGTATTGCAGGTAAGGGAGAGACCACACAGAGTAACAGTTATAGCCGTACAGGGGGACTTACCAAACAGCAGGCTACGATTCTGGAAACGCTACGGAAGAATGTAGAGCAGAATATTACGGCAAAGGAACAGGCAACGCTTGAACTGAACCGCTTGCTTTGTAATAGTTTGGGATTGAATGTCACGACTGTTCCGCAGGATGATGGGACAAACCTGTATTACTTCCATAATGGGGAGACACTTGCGGATAGCAATATTATCTATACTTTTAAGTCGAACGGTTTTGCGTGGACTACGGCATGGAATGACGGCAATCCGGTATGGAAGTACGGCTTTAGTAAAGATGGTAATGCTGTCTTTCAGATGTTGGCGGCATATAAAATCACTACGGAATATTTGGATGCAGGTTGTGTTACGGCAGAGAAATTATCGGCTGAATATAAACAGAGTGTTACTACGGAAATTCAGGATTATACCGATACTCAGCTAAAAAATTACAGTACGACAGAGGAAACAAAAACCCTGATTGATGAAAACGGGCAAACAATCCGACTGGAAGTTGCGGAAACAACAACAACACTTACGGAGACAATAGATACAAAGACCGCTGACAGTCTGGAACAGGCAAAGTATTATACCGATACCGTCCATCGGACAATCACGACTGAGTATCAGACTGAAATCGAAGAAACCTCAAAAGGTCTGAATGTTTCTGTAAACAGTTTGTCCGAACGGATAACTGAGCAGGGAAATGAAATCAGTGAGTATCGGGACGAACTGACTACGTACTTTGATTTTTCGGATGATGGCTTGGCTATCGGTAAGAAAAGTAACGGAGAAAATGCGATTTACTCTATCCTGATTGATAATGAAAAGATGGGCTTTTTACAGGATGGTTCCGAAATTGCTTATGTCCAGTATAACAAGCTGCATATCAACGCTATTGAAGCTATGGACAGGTTATCCGTGGGTGCGGCAAATGACGGTGGTTATTTCGATTTTATTTCTACTCAATACGGTATGGGTGTGAAATGGAGGGCTGTAGAGCAGACGGATTCTTCTGTGGCAGTAAGTACGGCAAGCGTTCTAAAAGCTGCCCGCCGTAAGGTATATACGGCAGTACAGGACGATAACAATGTATTCCAGATGGAAGGTGAGTGACGTGAGTTCAACAAGTAAAACATATTCTTATTTCAGCGGCAGTTTAGTTGTCAAAGGCTCTGTTAGTGGAGTAACACACAAAATTTATTTGATTTGGACAGCAGGAGACGGTAACGCAGGTTCCTATGTATACAGTTCATGGGTTAAAGGGAAGTCTTGTCCGTTTGCAGTTAAAGTAGATGGCACAACACAGTCTGTATCGTGGACAGAAAATAAATATGCTCAGAATCCTAGTCTAACTTATAATGTTGTAAAGGCTACTTCCAGTACGTTTACTGTAAATAAATCTTTTTTTACATTAACTGTTGATGATAGAGACTATAATTTTTCTCTTTATGATATTGAGAATTGTCCTGTTAATGTATCTGCGGATGAAACGTATGCAGATGATTCTACCGCTTGTACCGCTACTTTTAGTAACTACTTGGGTACGAAATCTACAGACGGCAGTATCAAGGTAACGTGGACACTTGGTAGTCATTCTTATACAAAGACGGTAAAAAATGTCTACAACGCAAGCTATGTAATTCCGTCCTCTTGGTTGGATGCCATTAGCAGTGCTTCAAGCGCATACGCCACAATAACGGCAGTAATTTCCTATGGCGGTACGACATACAAAACAATCTCCTGTTCGGTCAAGGTAATTGTCCCGGACAGTTACCTACCGACCATTACCAGTGTGACGCTTGCTGACCGGACAGATACACCAGTCCCCTCCAGTTGGGGAAGTGTGTTTATCCAGAATCAGAGTGGTATAAGAATTTCTGCTATCACTTGCGCCGCAAGCAAGGGAGCGTCCGTATCTACAATCAAATTGCAGTTGGGTACACAGTACATATCTAAGACATACAGTACAAGCAGTCTGCCGCAGATAAACAAAATCACGGCAAGCGGGGCATTGGAATGTACCGTAACCATTACTGATTCCCGTGGGAGGACTTGTGAGAAAACCGCAACGGTAAATGTGCTGCCGTGGGAGATTCCGAAGTTTACATACATTCAGAGTTCCCGTGCGGACAGTTCCGGGGAAGAAGATAATGACGGAGTTTATTTCCTGAGTGAAACCGCCGTAGAGTATTCTTCCTGTTCCGGTCTGAACTCAGTAACCGTGACCGTTGCCTATAAGAGAACGGATTCTTTTACTTATGGCACGGCAAGTACCATTACCCCCGGCAGTAATGTGTGTGGAGGGGACTTAGATACAGGGTTCAGCTATGATGTGAAATACGTCTTGAAAGACGCTTTCAGTACAGTAACATATATTGATTATGTTTCAACGTCTATTTATTTAATGCACTTCCTTCACGGGGGACGGGGTGTAGCGTTTGGACAAAAGGCAACTCTGGAAAATTATCTGGATTGTGCTTTCAAGGCAATTTTCCGGGAGGATGTAACGATTGTCAAGTCAGACGGTACGGAAGTTTCCCTGCGGGAACTCATTGAAAAAGTAGGATTATAAAAGGAAGGAGTGATAGAGGATGGCTACGATTACAAGAGAAATCAGCGTAGATGTGGCACAGCTTAACCGTTTTGCTGCGATTGTGGCGAAACAGTATGATAAGCAATCCCGTTACTTGAAGGTAACACTTCTCAATCA